AGTGAACGCAACTGAGCGATCGTCATATTGCCGGGGGATTCCAACCCTACAAAAATTTCCGACTCGGTGGGCTCGGGGACTAGTTTAGAAGCTAGTTTCCAAGTTTGCCAGTCGGCAACTGAACCTTTAGAAGGCAGTTTAAATTTGTTAGGATGTTCAAGAATCTTACGAGCAACACGACGATCCAGATCAGACGCCTGGAAGCGCCCGTACTGAGGTAGGCCCAGTCCTCCCATTTTCTCAGGGATAAACCATGGAACCGAAAATTTCGTAAGTGAGTCCTTGTTGTACTTTATGAACAAGTGCAACAACTCTTCTTTCAAATAATCCGGTGCCAGGTTGAGTAGGTAATTTGCGGAATCTCCAATCGTATACGCCATCGTAGTACGATTCGTGTCCTCGGTCCCAGACCTCTGCATATTATACAAAAGTCCAAGATTTACATAAGGAACTTGTTTGAGATACACAGTTCTAAGACATAATGGTACGGCAAAATCCTTTTTACTGATTGAAGAACAATAACCCTCAGCATTGTATAAAAACGATGTTGAGTTAATATTAAAAACCTTATCAGAATAATAGACTTTACCAACGGAAGGCTTAAGACCGGCACATGCTGAGTACTTTTCCCAACGGGATTTACCCAGTTCATTAACCATCAATAAACCATCATCACCATTTACCAAAATCTGCGCATCACGTAGACTCAAACCCTTCACACCCCTTGAAACCTCAACACAATGACGTAGGATAGCAGCATTCGCAATACAGAGTATTGGGAAACTAACTATACTACCCATGAGTTGACCACGACGTTGAATATCGATTTTACCATCGTACTCAATGTTGTGGGAGGTCAAGGCCCTATGAAAAAGAGTCCTATCCACGTCACTCAAACCCATACAGTCACTAATCTCATCGACAATAACCCGGGAAACCCAAGAATACATCTGATTGGTTGCATCACTGTAATCAACAGATAAAAACTTAGTTCCTCCGAGTAGACCAGCATTAAGATCCATTCTCTTCTGGAGAAGAGCGATATTTACTGGTTTACCGATAAGCTCAAAGGCTGGATGATCCTTCAATACTCCCCACAACTTCTTTTGCAAAGGCTTCAGATAGGTATACAACAAAGGTGGACCTTTCGATATAACACGAACCTTCAACGCTTCAGCTAAACCCAAGGGGACAGCTGTAGGACGTTCAAGATAAGCGGCGTCACGAAGACGCTTAACGAACTGTTCAAAATTGTTATATAAACCCGTCGCAGAAGCAATTATGGCACCACTCACTCGAAATGTATTCAAGAGTGTATCAGTGGACCGTAATCCATCAAGAAGTTCTGGATGTTCAAGGATAGCGCCTACAGCACCACCCATAGCACGAGTATTTATGTAATTGGCCGAAGTAGACGGAAAGAATGGAGAGATCCAATCATCTGGCTTCATCTGCTGGTTTCGGAAGAGCTCACGTACCGTGCGACGAAATTCCTTAGTTAAATGAGCACGTTCAGTATGTTCATCTGAACGGAACTCTGGGTTACTTGTCAACGCTTTATAGGCATCACTTTCACCTTTTTTAACATAGGTCTTGTCAGGTCTAGGAAGTCCCTTCTTAGAATACAAGATGGAAGTTAGAAATGAATTAAAGAAGTCAATATCAACCTCCTTACCATCTCTACACCGATTGGATAAAATCGAGACGAACTTATAGGCACGTCCTCCTAAGAGAACGCCCGGATTTTCACCCTCTACCCCAGGGGGGGGAGGAGGAATATCTTGTTCGCCACCAATAACACCAATATGATAGCTGTAGAATGCAGCAATCTTCCACTTCGCAAACTTCATAGCAGATCCACATCTTCTACTTTGTTCACACCAATGCTG